GATAGTGAAGTTGACCTTCGCGACTTCTTGATTATCGGTAAGCGTCCTCCTCAAATTGATGATGTGGATGACTACACCAAACTGCAAGATATTGTTGAGGAGTTGCAATCTCCCAACAAAATGAATGTGAAGATGTGGCAAATGACTTGCTCCATTCTTCAATCTAACTTCACTGATGGTTGCTTCACTGCTACTCAAGCATTTGATGCAATCCGCCCGATTCGTACTACCGTATCGAAATTCAAGAGTGAGCGTAGTTTCCAAGGTACAATCCTTGCGGAATTGCAAATCCTCCGCAACAAAGGTATTCTGCACTTTGTTGACAACGACGGCACCTACTGCTTCCGCTGATAGGGTCCAATCTCCGAACCGTCCACTGGGTTTCCTGGTGGGCGGTTTTCTGCTATAATAGTCCCATACAGAACAGGACAGCACTTGACCATCACCCTTCGCCCACACCAGCAGGACGCTCTGGCAGCGATGCAGAAGCATGACAAGGGTCAGGTCATCATCCCTACGGGTGGTGGTAAGACCATTTGTATGATTGAAGATGCAAAACGTCAGTTTGATGCTGATGGTTCTACCACTATTGTTGTGGTTGCTCCTCGCATTTTGCTTGCAGAACAACTCTGCAAAGAGTTTCTGGAACTGATTGATAATGCTGCTGTTTATCACGTTCACAGTGGTGAGACAGAGCACTTCAGCAGCACAAAACCTGCACTGATTGCAAACTGGCACCGCCAAGCATATCGCAATCAACTTATCTTTACCACTTATCATTCTCTCCACAAAGTACAGGAATCTGGTATTGGCGTCGATTGTATCTACTTTGACGAAGCGCACAATTCTGTCCAACGTAACTTTTTCCCTGCTACAGAGCACTTTGCTTCTGAGTCTGATCGGTGTTACTTCTTCACTGCTACTCCTAAGCACTCTGTTACTATTTTCAAACCAGGCATGAATGATGGTTCTGTTTATGGGCAGGTGATTTGTAATGTTCCTGCACCTAAGTTGGTTGAAGAGGGTTACATTCTTCCTCCTAAGGTTGTTGTGAAGCAACTTCCTCAAGGTGATTTGAAGCAGTCTGATGACAAGAACCTGCTGGACACAATTGATGACAATGATGCAGAAAAGATTCTGATTGCTGCACGTTCTACGAAGCAGATTGTTCGCCTTGTGACTGACTCTGACTTCACTTTCCAACTGGAACAGCGTGGTTACAACTGGATGTATATCACATCCAAAACTGGTGCAATCATCAACGGAATGAAAGTTACCCGTGAGCAGTTCTTCAATACGTTGAACGCTTGGGGACGTGATGACAAAAAGTTTGTTATCATGCACCACTCTATCCTTTCTGAGGGTATCAACGTGAAGGGACTTGATGCTGTGATGTTCATGCGTAACATGGACTATATCGGTATCTCACAGTCAATCGGGCGTGTCATCCGCCTGGGAGGTGCTCAGAAAACCTATGGGTTGATTTGTGTACCTGTTGCTGATAAAGTGGGTATCAGCACCGCACGGAGCGTTCAGGCAGTTGTTGACACTGTGTTTCAGCAAGGTGAACCTGCTGTTTCAGTGGTTCGCCGCTGATTCTCTGTTACATTACATTCATTCAAAGAAACAATCATGAAGTGCAAAGTTCAACTTTTCGTTGCTGGTCAAGTTTTTGATGAGATTGTGGTTGCTCGTGACTATGAAGAAGCAAAACAGGTTGCACTTGCCCGCAATCCTAATGCTAGGATTATCGGTGTTACTGCTGTATTCTAATGGGTTTTCTTAAACCATTTGTTCCTTATCCTAGTATTCTTGACCCAAAACCTAAAGATCCTTTAGGTTATGTAACGAATGATGGCGTGTGGGCAGCAATTCCTTATGGAAAGAAGTACATCATTATACATAATGGCAGTCAAGTAGCAATTCTTAACACCTACAAACAATCCGTTGATTTCATCAACAACCAAAAGAAAACCATTAAAAAGAAGTCACGCAAATGACCGATAAACACGAAAAGCGACGCGATGCTCTGGGACTATTCTATGAGAGTGTTCTCAAACCAGACCATCAATTACGACAATGTGCTCACAACCAAGAGTGTTTTCATGAGTTGATGGAATGGCGAGACGAAATTATTCATTATCTTGATGAGCGTAGAAATCAGGAGTTTCATTGATGGATTCTCCCCACATAATCCTATTTGGATTCTTTGCGGTAGTAGCATATTTCATCGTAATAGATGAAAGTGTTGCTGCCGCTTTTGTGTATGCACTGAAGTTAGTATCTACTAACATTAGACGCCACTGGTGGTGGTTATTGAACAATCCGAAGAATCCTGTGGTAAAATACTTTATACACCGTCGTTCTATGCGTTTGGCAAAAGAACTGGTGGAAGAAATAAATAAAAACAAACATACATGAGTCTATGTTATCAACACAATACCGTCTGCGATTAGAGTTTATCTGTAAATGTATCGCTAACGGTGAAGAGGTAAAACTTGATGATATGATTTGGGCAGAGAAGTTGTCAAAGGCAAATACTTCTGCTCGTGAAATGCTAAAGAAAGCACGTCGTGCTGCTGCTAATCCTGATATTCAGGAAGGTAGTATGGATGATTTTATGAATAAGATGGGATTAGGAGACCCCGACCCATCTAATTACAGAACGGGGTTTGATGGTGCCGATGAAATTGTAGATTGGTTCAAACAAGACAAACCAGACGATTGGAGGCAACGTGACTGAAAAGATTACACCTGAAACATATCATAAAATGAATGAGGAATTTGAAGAGGAAGGTCTTGCTTTCCGAATTATTGTTCCTACACAAGAACAGATTGATGCCTGGCAGGAGGGTAAAAATGGATGAAAAGCAAATTCCTTGGAGTAAATTACACGAAATTGCCGATGCATTGGGTGGTAAATTAGTTCATATCACTTGTGTAGATCATACTGGTAGAGACTACAAAAGAATTGTAATTGAGTACGAGGAGAAAAAGTAATGGAAGCAGTAATCTATTCTAACGGAAATCAAGAGTGTGAACGTGCTAAAATTCTGTTAGAAAAACTTAATTTTCAAATTCACATTTACAAACTGAATCAACACTTTTCTGAAAGAGGTTTCGTTGAAGAGTTTGGTGAAGAAGCAGAATATCCACAAGTTAATGTTGGTTTCAGACACATTGGTGGTCTCAAAGATACCCTAAATTACTTCAAACAGAATAATCTATTATGAACTCTATAATCCTTATTGGTTGCTTCACTCCGTTGGCATTGATTTGGATTATTATGAAACTTTCGTTATGGATTTCAGCTGTCAACGATGAGAAAAACTATGTCAGAGCAGAATCCAAAAAACCACACGGACCATATGTGGCAAATGCATATGAAGATGTTGATGCAGAGGAAGAAGAGTATGGAGATCGCACGGATTATAGATGATGCTCTCTATGAGTATTATGTTGTAGAACGTGATGAGGAAGTTCCAAACTGGAGATACATCAAGGATGCCGATTGGTGGTTAGAGTATCTTGACTCTTTAGGTATTGACAGAAGGAACCCATAGTGCTATGATACGAGCATAATAAACTCGCATCATGGATTACAAACCCTATTCACCAGAGTGGCATCGGAAACGATACCTGAAGGAGGCGTTGGATAAGTATTTTGATGATTATGTTGAGAACGAAATCATCTATGGTGATATGATGGATATTCTTTCTGCAAGAATGTCTGCTGCTGTAGATGAGGTAAATAAGGTTATGGATCTTAAGGATAAATTTAAGTTTTCATGAACTTTGTTTTAAGTATTCTCTTTGCCGTAACTCTGTGGGTTCAAGTTCCACAATGGGATGATGATTGGAGTAATTGTGCTGTTGATGTCCCTGATTCATCTTGTCATTGGTATATTGTCAATGCAGACAATACCTTTGGAGAAGGATTTGACTGGGAAACAGCACCGTGGTATTCAGTAGAAGGATTGTTAGATATTGCAAATTTACACGATGATGTAGTAGAATCAGGTCATCAATATACTATGGAGGCACTTCAAGATGGTAAATGAAAAAACTATTTGATACTCATTTCTACGTTCATTTCAAAGCACCAAATGCTGATGAACTAATTTCTTTCCTTAATGAAAAAAATGAAATCAATAATGATAAATTTAAGTGGGGAAAGAACTGTATTGTTGATAAAATTCCATTAAAATCAAATACAGATGTAGTTAATCTTCTAACACCATCATTGGTTAAACTTGCAGATGAGTTAAATCATAAGGGTAATTTTTTCTTGTTTCATCCGTGGATTAACATCTACAATGAATACTCACACCAGGAAATACATGAACATACTGGTAGTGATATGTCTGCTGTCTTCTTTATGAATGAGGGGGAAAATTTTTCTGAACTTTATTTTAGAGATAGGTTTAGTTGTTTTCTATCTGAAAATACAAAAAAAGTAATTGGATACAGTGATACTCAACCTTGTACTAATGTTAGTGCTGGTGATATAATGTTCTTCCCTAGTAATTTCTATCACGGTGTCAATCCTCATAGAAGTAAAGAAGTGAGGAAAACCCTTTCGTTCAATCTTAACTTTGAATTTAATGACTCCTAAGCTAATTACTCCAGACGACCCACAGTATTTTACACAATCGTCTGATGAAATCTATGATAGGCACGATTACAAAATTGTGTCTAAATCTGGTGAATCTGTTATGGTTGACAACTGGGAAACAGTACAAATGACATGGTTTCAGAGAGGTGTATTTCTTTCACACATTGAAGTCCTAGATAAAAAAGAGGAGAGTAAAGGTTTCAAATGAGCGTACAATTTCGTAAGCATCGGGTGTTTCGTGAAACTCCTGATGTTGTATTCTATGATATTAGTGTAGATGATTCAAACGCATCTGATCTTGTGGTACACGAAGGACCAGCAATTTCACCACCAAACGATGTCATCGGTGCAAAACAGTTCTACATCCACCATCATCAAGTGGACCATAATCGTGTCCTCTCAGGTGAAAGAACGTTTGAACTTGTGAACTTTGATTGGAAGTTTCCTTATCATATTGTTCATATGAATCGTAAAAGTGGAGCGTTGGTAGTTCCTATTGGAACTTATCATCGTAGCATCTCAGGTTCTACTGGTTCTATTGTAATTAACCAGGCAGTTAGAGATGATGAATTTAATCCAGACACAGAGTTTATCCCTGTAAGTGCTGGAAATAATCCCGAACTTTATCGGGTACTTGTTCACGAACAACCTGTAATCCATGACATTGGAGAATAATGCCACCAAAGAAGAAAACTTCTACAACTCCCAAAGCGAAGGCAAAGAGTTCAAAGACTACTTCTACGCGCCAGAAGAGCACGGCACCTGGCAAACCCAAAGCGAAAACAACAACCAAAGCGAAGAAACCTTCATCAACACCTGTGAAGAAACCTTC